CGGCGAAAAATACTTGGTATTTCCGCGTCCAGGTAGATGGCGAGCGGGTGAGCAAGAGCACGGGCGTGCATGTGCACTCGGCGGCAGGGAAGGCGGCGGCGCTGGTGAGGGCTAAGGCGATTGCCTCGGCGCTGGCTACGGCGGACGAGCACAAGATTGCTGCGGTGGTGAAGCGGCCGGGCTTTGCGAAGTGCGGCGAGGTGGCGGAGATTTACAAGGAGCATGGACCGGCAGCCTCGAAGACGAAGAGCCTGAGCCGGTTTGCGGCTTTTGTGCGCGAGGTGACGGGGCGGCAGGATTGGGAAGAGCAGAGCACGCACCAGGTGCTGACGGCAGCGGCGCTGCGAGGATGGATTGAGGTGCAGAAAAAGACCAAGACAAAGAAAAAAGGAGCGGAAGATGAATTGCGTTCGGAGAGCGGGATTCACACGGATGTTCAGACGATCAAGAGCATCGTGGCCCGCAAAAGATTTTACCTATTCAAGGATCTCAAGCTGCCAAATCTGGAGGAGTTCTGGAGCGTCGCGGGCGTTGCTGCTCCAGACCAGGCTTATGATCCGGTGGACCGTGAGGTGATGCGTGCTATGGATCGGGCGGCGCGAATCCCGCTGCGGCGTCAAAATAAGCGCGTATGGGCCATCTACTGGCTAATGCGCAAGGCTGGGCTGCGTAACAGTGAGGTGGAGGTTTTGGAGTGGAGCTGGGTTGAGTCCAAAGATAACCAAGTTCACATAGCCATGCTGCGGCGGGCAAATTGGAAATCCAAAAACAAAAAATACGGGCGCGTGCCGTTCAACCCCCGCCTTATGAGATTGATTCGCGCCGCGCTTGGAGATGAGGGCGATTTTGTGATCCCAAGGACAAGCGACGCGGACGCCTACAACCTCACGCATTACGATATTAACAAATTTGTGCGGCGGTTCATTCCCGACGGGAGCAAGGGAGCCTACAACCTGCGGAAAGAATTTGGCTCTGCAATTGTCGAGCGCAATGGGATCGAAACCGCTGCGAAGCTCCTGCGGGATAGCATCGCCGTGGTGGAGGCCCACTACTTCGGCCTGCTGGACCGCCCGAAGCCGCTTTAGCGCTGCTTGTAGTATTCGCTTTCTTGAACGAGGGAGCGGATGGCGCTTTGGGCGCTTGAGCGGTTGCCGAGTTCCATGGATGTCTCCACTTCGTCCATGGCGTTTCGATAGGCTCGGTTCCACATTCCGAGTTCTTGGTATCTAAATTCCTCCCGCTCGCTGCGTTGTTCGCTGCGGGTTTTGAGGTAGTTGTATTCGGTGCGGAGCCCGTTGACGAAATCTGGCAGCGAGAGGCGGACCTTGGCCATGTCGCGCTCGTCGGCCTGGTTCAGCTTGAGATCGTTTTGGTAAACTCCCCTGTCGCTGATCTTGAGAAATTTATTCAGCACCGGCGTGGCGCTGATTGTCATTTCGGTGAGGGTGTCGGCCTCGGTGTCGTAGTTGAAGAAGTTTGTGATTCCGGTAGCGCCGAGGGTCCAGCCGAGCATGGGCTTGGTTGCTTCCCATCCCCCGGCGAGCCATTGATCTTCGGAGAGGATGTTGCGGTTGCGGAAATCATCCCTCGGGTTTCGGCCGGCCAAGAAGGTTGTCCAGTTTTGGCCGACCTCGATGAGCGTGTTTTGCCCTGGCACTTGCGAGCTGATGCCTGCGAAGACATCGCCGAGCTGCGGCGCGGTTGGGTCGCCTTTGGCGGAGCGGATCGAAGCGCTTAGGATTTTGCCGACGACGCCATTGATGACGCGCAGCCCTTCATCTTGCGGCAGGCGGAGGTAGGCTGTCTTGCCGCCGGTATCGCCGGTGGAGACATTCCCCAGGGGAATGACGGCAAAGTTGGTCATGTCCCAGTTCGGCACGCGGGAGTAGAGTTTTTGCAGTTCTTCGCCGAGGACGCCTTCCTTGGCGAGGGTTTGCAGCACGGCTATGAGGCCGCCGCCGGTGAAAAGCCAGGCGAGCCACCATTCCTTGGCGTTCATGTTGCGCTCGGCTCCACGGAAATTGCGCTGGAGCGATTCGTAGGAGCGCAGAAAAATGTTGAGGAACGGCACAATGGCCCCGGCTGATGAAGCGTGGCGGCCTTTCTTGTAGTAGTTCGGGATGCCGATGTGGTTGCGGATCGTGTTGGCGGCTTGCGGCGCGGGCATTCCCATATCCTTGACGAGCACCTTGTAGGCCGACGCCTTGGGAAGCATCTGGAGAATCTGCCCTGCAAACTCGATGGCTTTGAGCGGGGCCATGAGGGCTCGCACATAAACATTGCGCGACTTCTGGTCTTGGAGGTGAAACTTGCGCAGGATGGCATCGATGCTGTCATCATTACTCCCCATGGGGCCGCCAAAGGCCGAGTGAGGACCACCTGTTGCGGCGTTTTCGATCATCTCACGCATGAGCTGCGTCTTGCCCACATCTCCTTGAGCCCAATCGATGGACGCTCCCCAAGCTTCGGGGTCGAGGAGGCGCATGACAAACCTTGCGCGGCCTTTGATGCCTCCTGGCATGTTGGTGAGTGACCTTTGCAAGTCGCGGAGGGGAGACATGAAAAGCTGGAAGGCCGGGTTGTAGCGAATGATGGCCCCATAGACGAGGCGTTGAAACCCCGTCGAGAGGAGCTTAAGAATGGCGTCGCGCTCGGCGGGGGATTGATCCTCCCACATGCGGGCGTAGCGGTCGGGGAGGTGAACGCCGGTGAGTTGGCCATCGTCCTTCCATTGCACCAGGGTAAAGCCAGTTTCTTGTGACTCCTGCGGCACCATGGCTTTGCCGTTGTATTTCATGGGCGCGGGCTTCACCAGCTCCGGCGCGGTCTGGCGGATGGCCTCCACGGCGGCGCGTTTGAATCGGTTGTTCTGCGCGGCGCGGTGGATGCTGATGGATTTAAGAACCGTTTGCTGGAGCGGGTCGGCGATTTCCTTAAAGGTTCCCACCTGCTTGCGGATGGCCGAGGGTAGATACTCCTGCACATATTCCAGCGGGGTGAAGGCGGCGTAGTTGTCGCGGTTGGCGCTGATGATTTCCCAGAGGTCGGCAGAGAAAAGCCCGGCGTCGTTTGCATCCTCCATGATGGTGAAAACAACATCGCGGAATCCCGCGACGGCGGATTCGAGGGCGGCGGTTTTATCAGGGCCGAGGCGCTGCTGGAGCGAGGCGAGCATTTCGGCGGAAGTGCGGGCGGTCTCGCCGCCAGGGTTGGCCATCACAGCGCGGCCTTTCTCCACCGTGAGATCCATTCCCTTGATCTTCTCAGTGACTTCGTAGCGTTCGTTGGCGATGCGGTGATGCTTGAGCCAGACGCCGAAATAATCACGCGGCACGCCTGCCGCATCGAGGCTTTGGTAGAGGCGGCCTATGTCGGCCAGCTTTTCTTGGAGTTTACTTTCGGCCAGCGGGTGCTCCTCGGTGAGCCAGCGGATGCCGTCCTCCTCCGCCTTGGTGATGGTGCCAGCGGCGCGGGCCTTGGCGGCGGATTCGATGAGAGGTTGGTAGCGGTTCCAGTATTGGTCTTTGAGGTTTTCCCACCAGCCCGTGAGGCTGGCGCGGCGGGCGGCAGCGGCGGCCTGCTTGCCGACGAAAACCTCGGCCCCGGCCTTAAAGGATTCCAAGTCGCGGGCGAGGCGCTTATCCAGCACGGCATCGCGGCCCATGAGGATGCGGTTTTGGATTTCAAAGATGCTGGCTTTTACCTGCGGGCGGGCGTCGGCGTAGTTCCAGAAGGCTTTGTAAAATACGGGGGCGCGGGCTTGGAGGTCCGCCGGGGAGTTGAAGAGCACGCTGATGGCGTCGGCGTAGAGTTCAGCGGCGCTGTGGCGGTAGTCCACATAGCTATCCTTGGCGTCCTCGTAGTTGAAGGGTTTCCACCATTCGCTGAGTTGAATCAATTCCTCCCGCACATTCGGGTCGTAGGCTCCATCCTCAAATGTTCCTCGCCGGTTTCCGACATAGCCCAAGTTCCGGTCGGCCATGGTCTCTTGGATCAGCTCACGGTATCGTGTTGCCACTTCCGCTTCCCAATCTCCCCGGCCTGGATCGTCTTTCTCCGGCATTGATCCGGCGGGCATGGAGTTTCTGGCTTGAGACTGTAATTGCCTACGCTCTTTCGGAGTAATAAGTTGCCCACCCTTGTCGATTGGGAACGCATGCTTGAGAAAATTGCCCACATTCATGATGTGGCCGCCGAGGTTGCCGAGCTTGATGTTGCGCTCATCCATCCAGCTTACGAGGTGCCCGATCTCATGGGCGAAGGTGAGCATGGCGCTGGATTCGTTTTGGAAAAGTTCTGGCCGGAGTGTGATGATGCCGGACTTGGGATTGAATGTGCCGAGGGCTGTGGGTGTTCGTTTCAGCACAGGGTCGTTGCCGGTGAGGGAGCGCACCATCTCCACCAACTCCGGCATTTCGATGACGGGCACCTTGTCCGTGCCGCCCAGGATGAAAGGCATGGTCCATCCGCTTCCCTTTGAGGAACGCACTACACCCACGGCGTCGGGGTAGTCGGCGAAGACTTGGGCGTCGTTGTAGGTTTCGAGGGCGGGCTTTGGGATAGTGGATCCGGCGGGGATGACGGGGGTGGGCGGGCCTGCGTCGGCCATGACTTTGCTGCCGCTGCGGGAGGATTTAGTGGGAGGTCCGGCGTCGGCAAATGCCATTTTGGTTTGTCCCTTTTGCGCTTCCTCGTAGGCCGCTTGTTGGCGCTTGGCTTCGTCGGCTTCGCGTTGAATTGTTAGGCTGTCGTCCAGCACCGGGCGGTCGAGGCTGAATGGCATTTCGGACGGGCTAAAGATATTGCCGGAAAAAGGATCGTCCTGCTTGGCAGGGGCAGGCGTGTCGATGGGTTCGCCAAAGAAGTTGTCGATGTCGCCGGTGGGCGGGGCGGCGAGCTCGGCTTCCTGCACCCACATTTGCGTGCCGTCTTCCACTTTCTGGAGGCCAAATTTTGAACCGTCTTGAAGGGAGATGGTAAATGTCTCGGGGTCGATGGCTTTCACATTGAGCCACTCGTCGCCAATCTTCACCTTGTCGCCGATTTGTAGCGAGTTTGCAGAGATGGGTTGCAGCTTTGCTTTCTTGGAGTCGGATGGATCGAGGGCGGCTTTTGAGAAATTGTCGTATTGCTTCTGGAGCTTGTCGTATTCGGCTTGTTGCGGGTCGCCATCCTTGAGCTGCCGGTAGCTGTTCACCTCAGCCATGTAGGCGTTGAATAGGGTGTCGGGATACGGGTCGGCGATCAGTCCTTGGTCGTAGAGTTCCTGGGCGCGGACATCGTAGGGCGTGCCGGTGGAGCGGTGCGTCTCGGCAAAGTGCCTGCCGGTGCGGCGTATCTCATTCCAGTTGTCATTCTCCCCGCCTGCTTTGCCGCTGGCGCTGGTGCGCACGGGAGATTCTTGGAGCGCGGCGAGGATGGGAAAGGTGCCGGGATCGTAGGACATGCGAGGGAACCGGCGCTTGGGCTTGGAAACAGAGGCCCCCTCCCCGGCGATCACTTCGGGTGAGCCTGTCGGTTCAGGCGCTCCACTTGCGGCGGCTGGGGCCGTAGAGGTGTTCGGGGGGATTTCGGTTGCGGTCGAAGGGTCGAAGGTCTCGGGCGGGTTAACCTGTGGGTTAACTGCGGCCGGTCCTGGTAGGGCTTGGATTCCCTCGGGGCCGGGCAGGGCGTTGCTGCCGCCTTGGAAGGCTGGCGCTGCACCGCCACGGTTGAGGAACGCTTGGCCGGTGTAGGCGGCGGGTTGGCCTTGTAGAGGGATGGCGGCCTGGGGATTCTCGGCGGCGTAGGGTATGGCGGGTTGGCTTGGGCGGGGGGTAAAGCCTGCGTCGGCGAGGGCGGCTTGCTGGAAGCGGGGGTTGATGATCTCGGTGGTGTCGAGGAAGCGGAAGCCTGCGGCGTCCACGGTGGCGCGGCGGATGGCTTGGGCGTCGATGAGGCGTTCGTCGGCGCGGAGGGTTTGCACCGCTTGGCGCATGACATTGTAGTCCTCGGCTTCTTGTCGGCTGGCACGGCCGGTGCGGACTTGGTTCTCCAGGGTGACAAGCTCCTCGGGTGCGTAGGTTTTATTGCGAGCCTTCACGCCGATGCCTGCGGTGAGTGCGCCGAGGGTGCCGGATATGGCGGTGCTGGCGGGGTCAAACTCGGGGCGTTGCGGCGGTTGCTGGCCTGTCTGGCGGTATTGCTCGGCGGCGATGAGGGGGTTGATCTCGGGGTGGATGAGTTTATCCAGGCCGATGTTGGCGGCTTGGATTGCAACATCCGTTCCCACGCCTATAGCGGCTCCGGTGCCGAGGGCTCCGCTGATAAACTTGGCGGCTTCGGCTCCGCCCTTCTCGGCGCGGATGAGGTTGGCGGCGTTAGCCAGGCGGGAGACTGAGACGGGAGTCGGGGCGAGGATCGAGACGAGTTGGCCGGCGGAGTTGTAGCCGGGGGCAAGTTGGTTCGCGGCGTAGAAGCTATCGAGCAGATCGCTTTCCTTGGCCGAGGCTTCGAGGGCTTTGTCGTAGGCGGCTCCCACACCTATGGCTGTGCCTGTGCCTGCGAGGATGCCGACGCCAATAGCGCCGGGGCCGGTAAAACTGGTGGCGGCGGCAGCGGCCGGGCCTGCGACAATGGCTCCACCTGTCTGTATGGCTCCCTTGAGGAGGCCGGAGGCGGCGGCTTTGGCTTCGGGGAATGCACCGGCGCGGCGCTCGAGGTCGCGGCGGGCGGCGGTGGCCTTCTCCACGCCGAGGATGTAGGAGTCGGTCGCTTCGTCGTATTGGTCAACGGTGCCCTTGAGGAGCGAGGTGTAGTTGGTGGAGTCGATGACGCCGAGGTTCCACATTTGCTCCACGGCCATGTTGTAGCGGGCGGGGTCTATGTAGAGTCGGCCGTCAAGGGTCTTCCACGGCGTGCTGCCTTGGGGGAAGATGCCTTCTTTTATGCCTTGGTCGTCGGCTGCTTGGCCGTTGCGCTCGGCATCGCGCAGGAAATCAATCGCCTCATCCGGCTGCGGCACGGCGGATGGCACTGCGGCAGGGAGTGCGGGATCTTCCTCGACCAACACAGCAGAGGAAACATCAAATTCCTCAAGAGGAACGGCGGTGGTGGGGTCAAACGCCGGGGCATCCTCTTCCAGAAGGACGGCTGTGGAGGGATCGAAACTCATTTAAAAACTCCATTGCCTTGGTAGACTGCCGTGTTGCCCTTGGCGTCTGTGTAGGTTCTGCCGACGATAAACTTGTCAGGAGTAGGCATGGGGTTTGGAGGAGGTGTTGGCGATGGCGTGACGCTGGGCGTGGGGGATGGCGTAGCCTGTGGCGTAGGGGCGGGTTGAGGGGCTTGAGTTTGGGCAGAATCAGAACGGCGCACGGGGCGCAGGGAGATTTCAATGCGCTTGTCGTAGTCGCTTTTCTCCTTCTCCAGTTGGGTGCGCAGAGCCTTTACCTTTGTTCCCATAAACGGCGCAGCAGCATAGCTGCCGGTCTGGTTGTCATATTCAACCTTGTCGTTTTCGGTGAAGCTTGTGAGGGCGTTAAGGCGTGCGCCGATGTTTTCACTCTGCATTTGCAGGCGCTTGATGTTGTCCTCTTGCGTGGCTGAGAGCTTGGCTGGGCCGCGCACGGGTTCACCACTGGCTTCATTCCATGCCGGGAAGCTGCGTCCGGTGAGCGGGTCGATCATCATTATTGTGCCATCTTCCGCTTTCTCTCTTTCCAACTTTACCGGCTCGGGCTGCTTGGCTTCGGGGATGATTTGGTTATTCACCATGTTCACCGTGCGGCCATCGGGTAACGATACGGACTGCACCTGGTTGGCGCGGGCGCGTTTCACGCTGTCCTGGTAGATGCGCACGGCGTTGTTGGAAGTAATCTGACCGCCGGAAGACATGGCAGCGCGGACGACTTCCTTCTGGTGCGGAGACATGGCCGCCCATTGCTCTTTGCTTGTAATGCGAATGCGACGGCCTGCGGCAAGCTGTGCGGCCAAGTCGTCCAACGGTTCCTCTTCCTGACCGTCCATGGCATCCATCGCGCTGCCGACAGGCTGTTGTGCCGTGGCGGGATCGCTGGGGTCGAGAGCCGATAGCGCCGGGCCGGTAGGAAGGATGCTGTTCGGGTCCGGGTCGTTGGTAATCGACGGCAACGGCACGGTGTTTACGAAAGCAGTTTGTGCGCGGGAGGACATGGCAATATTTTACTGCCAGATGTCAATACCATCGGCGACTTCCACCGAGAGGGCTGGATTGGAACCTCCGCCGCCGAGGGCAGCCTTTTGTTTGGCGAGCTGGATGGCTTGGGTGTATTGAGCGTTTTGATTGTAGCGGGTTTGGAGGTTTTCCATCGCGGGCATAAAAGCCATCATGGCTCCTGCCATTTTGTCGGGGTTGTTGCCTGCTTTACCGAGTTCAGTTTGGAGCGCTTGGCCCAGTGCAATGCCTTCCTTTCCATACTGCGGGAGGATGGCTTGCATGGCAGAGCCTGTGGCTTGGACGCCTTGGAGCTTTGCGGTGTTGGCTTGGGATTTTGCGATAGCTCCCGTGATGCCCCCTGCCAGATTTGTCACGCCATCGGTGATGCCTTGGGCCAGGGCTTGATTCCCAGCGGCGGTGATTTGGGATGCGTTGGTTTGGTATCCGGCGAGGATTTCGCCGGAGCGGTCGTTGACTGAGGGGTTGTATGGCATGGGATTAGGTGGTGAGGTTTTTGGATTGGCGGGCTTCTATGCAGAGTGGGCTGCCAGGCTGGAAGGACCGGCAGGCGGATGGGCGAGCATGATATATTGCGCAGGCGACTCCTCGGCCCACCTCGCCACGGAGGGCGATGCAGCGTCCGCAGGGGTCGGTTTTGAGCAGGGGGTAGTCGGTGCGGATGTAGTCGGCAGGGATGCCGGTGGCGTCGGAGCGGTCGCGCCGGAGCACGGGCCAGCTCCAACGGTGCGAGCAACATGCGCCACACCGTTGACAGTCGTATTGGGATTCCATGTGGGTTGAAAGCCTTGCTCTGGGATGGAGTTGTCTTCGTAGGGGGCGAGGTGGGCGATGCTGTTGACCTCGCTGCGGAGCTTGGGGCACCACACGGGGGCGGAGAGGTGGCGGTTCACGCAGTTCCAGCAGATGGGGTAGTAGTCGGCGTTGTGGGATTTGTCCTGCTTGTGGCCCCACTTGCCGGAGGCGCGGTCGTAGCGGGTGGGGTCCATGGGGACGCCTTCGGCTTCGAGGTAGTCGAAGATGTCGTCGTCGGTCCAGTGCCGCATGGGGAAAAGTTGGGTGGGGGAGTCGGCGACGCGGCGGACATCCTGGGCGAGGGGGACTTGGCCTTTGATGAGATCGACATCGGCGGATTTCTGGCCGTGGAATGCGGCGTCCCAGGGCCAGTTAAAGGAACCGGTGGGGCGCTGGAGGACATCGGTGAGGCCGCACAGGTAGGGCTCGCCTTCCTTGGGGTGCTCGGTGCCGAGGCTGAGGACGAGGGCGCTGTGGTGGCCCCACTGGTAGTATTTGAGGAAATCAAAACGGGGCTGGCCGGTCTCGATGTCGAACCCATCTTGGATGGCGATGCGGCCGGGAGCGTAATCGAAGAGGGTGAGGTCCCACTCGCGGGCGAGGAGGTCGCTGTGGGCGTAGCGGTGGCGGAAGCGGGGTTCGCGCCATTGCACGCAGGGGAGCCGCACGCCGAGCTTGAAGATGAGGAGGTGCAGCATGGCGGTGCTGTCCTTGCCTCCGCTCCAGAGGACGACGGGGTTGCGAAATTCCCGCAGCCAATACTCGGCACGGGTCAGGGTTTCATCGACGAGGTTTTGCAGGTGTTGGTTCATTAAATAGCAAGAGCGGTCATGCCGAGGACCATGCCACCAGCGGCCATGCCTGAGCCCATCATGGAGTTTTGCGATGCGCCTGCGGTGGCACCGGCCTGCATAGCCGCTCCTTGGAGGGAGGCGCGGTTGTTCATGAAGCTGTTGTAGCGGGAGTCGAGCATGTTGGCGTTGAAGCTGGCGACATTTCCGGCCATCTGGTTGGCAGAGTTGTAGGTATTGTCGATCATCTGGCCGCTTTGGCCAAGGGTGCTGGAGCCCATGCCTGCGCCAGGCGCGAGGGCGCGGGCGTAGGGGTCGATGGTAATGTTGGCTCCAGCGAGGCCGGTGCGGAGGTTGGCTTGTGCGAGGCGGTTGTTGGCGCTTTGCCCGAGGATATTTCCTACGAGGCCGAGACGATTTTGCCTGTTGCTGACGAGCATTTGGTTAGTGCTTCCGGCAAAGTTCCGGCGGTCTGCCTCGCGCTGGCTGGCGTAGGTATCGCGGTTGAGGATTTCGGCGGCGAGGGCTCCACTGCTTGCGCCGAGGCCACGGGCTGCAAACCCCGCTCGAGCAGCCTGCGCAGCTTGGCGCTCTTGCTCAGGGCTGAGGCGGCGGCCGAGAGCAAGCTCGTTGGAGGCTTGGCGTTGTAGCTCTCGCTCGATGTCTGTGCCTTGCAGGTCTCCGGCAGCGGCGTAGCCGAGCTGGTCCGTGTAATCGGCGATGGCTTGCAGGTCGTCGGCTTGCTGCCCTGCGGCGATGAGTTGGTCGGTGGCGCGTTTTGTGTAGAGGTTTGGCGCGGCGGTGCCGATGGTCTCAGAGCCGGTGATGTTGCCTTTTTCATCCACCTTGTAGCGGGTCACTACACCGCCCTCAGCTCGCAGGTTCGACGCTATATTTGAAATAGTGCCAAGCTGTAGGGCTTCTTGCTTAGGATACGCTTCGAGCTGGGCGACTACCTGGTCGCGGAATTGTTCCTTAGCTGCCCCGCTGGATTCGCGCATCATTTTGCCGTAGTCGATAGGCTGCGCCTGTGGCGGTGGCGTTTCTTTCTTGGGCTTGCTGCCCCCTCCTTTGCCGCCCATTAGGACACCCTCCCTTCAACGAGGCCCACGCGGCGGGCAAGTTTGCACCATGGGTAGGCGTGGGGCTCGAAAGAGTTGCGCCTGTGCCAGATGGCCCACTCTTGGGGGTGCGTGGCTACGCGGAGAAATTCGCGGACTGGGTTCGCGTGGCCGACCGAGGCGGCCAGCTCGACGAACCAGGCGTTTGGGGGGAGGTCGTAGGTCATAGTGTTAGTATCCGGGGAGTAGTGAGCTTCGTGGGCGAGGAGGAAGACTTGCGGGGTGTTGAAGACGAGGCCGTGGGCCATGTGCCAGGCGAGGAGGGACTCGAAGGGTTCGGGGGTGTGTTCGTCATGCCAGTTGCGGGCGCGTTCCCAGGGGAGCATTAGTTGATGCCTCCGATGACGGCGACATGGAGGTCTTTGACATTATAGTTCCCCCCATCGCTGTAAGTCGTTTGAATTGTAATTGATGATACTGATTGAGCTATCATTCCAACTCCCATATTCATGTCTAAATAAACTGGGTTGTTCCAAAGCGACCCATTGTATGTTTGCCCGTTATACACGGCATTTCCGATAGCAATGAAATCACTGTCATCCATTGCATTAGAAAAATATATTATATATCTACCATTTGCTATACGGCCTACTTTGGAGACATTGTAGGATTTGCGAAGGCGAGTTGGCCTTCCATTGGCCACCGTCAGAGTGCCAGTCGGCACCGTGGCTGCGCTGATGGTGAACTGAAAAGAATTGTCGGTCCTGCTTGAAATAGTCCAAGTGCCGTTCAGATAAGATTGAGTTCCGGTAAGAGCATCAAATGTAACGAACCAGCCGTTTTGCAAGCCGTGTGCGGTTTTGTTGACTTGCACCACGGTGTCGCTAATGCGTGAGAAAGTGACACCACTTGTTTCAATGTCTGGGATAGCTCCCTCAATAAAAGCCCACGCCGAGATAGGTTCTGGATAGTAAGAGTTTAGTTTCATAAAGTTGTATAAATCCTCCAGCCAATCGTGGCTTCTTCATATCGGAGGGTGAATTGCTTACCCGGCACATTGCAGGTGAGGTTTTCCGCCAGCCCTTCGATGAGCTTCCCATTGGGGTTTATTGTGAGGTTCAATGTGTCCCAAGTCTTGTAGTGATCGGCGAATATGACTTGATGGAATTTTGAGGGGTTCGCCGGCAGCCTGAGTGTAAAAGCTGCCGACCGAGTATCGGCGGAGATGAGGTCGCCGTCAGAAACGGTTTCGTTGTTGTTGGCGTTGGTTTTGCTGATCCAGTTCGGATTGATTTTGCCTGAGATATAGCCGCTACCGACGCTGAGGTTGCCGGTGGAAATGGTGACATTTCCCGTGAGGGTTGAGGTGCCCGAGACCGAGAGGTTGCTGGAAGTCGTGATGCTTCCGGAGGTCGAGATATTGCCAGAAGTGATCGCCGTGCCGCTGACTTTGCCAGCGGTGGAGATGGTGCCGATTTTGGCTTGGTCAATGGCAGCGGAGGTCGAGATGTCCGCGTTGACTATATCTCTAATCGTCGCCTTATCGACCAGATCGTTGAGCTTGGTCGGAGTGACAACTTCGTTGGTTGTAAAAATTTTGCCTTTTGTGAGTGTGGCCATGGTTATTTGATGGTGTGGGTTCGCATCGCGCCTGGGGAGAGTTGGGCGTCAGCAGTGATTTGGCGGAGAGTGGGGCGACCTCGCAGCGTGCGGTAGCGAGCTTCGAATCCAGAGGCGCGGAGACGCACGGAGGCTTTCAGTGAATAATCTTCCGGCCCCTCGTAGTCGTTTTCGCTCAATGCCAAGGCTTGCTCGTCGGTGTCTGGGTCGAGCGTGATGGCATCGAAAGCCATATCGTCGTGGTCCGTAGTGGTGAGGACATTGGCTTGCAGGCGGTGGATGCGCTTCGGGCTCGGAGTTCCCCAGGTGTAGCGGCGGGTCAGCAGCGTGCCTTCGACATACTCGAACTGATCGTCGGCGGTCTGGGTGTCGTCGTATCCATCCGCGCTTTCATCCAAGAGATAAAGGCGGCCATTGACCGAGTTGGCAAAAAGGCGGCGCTCCTTGCCGAAGGTTGCGACAATGAACCCGTCGAGAGGAAAATTGTAGGTGTCCTTGCTCTCCCATTGTTGGTTGAGCATGTTGTAAATAAAGACCGTCGTCGGCGCGGTGGCTCCGCGATTGGCGAGGATCGTGCCGGTGGCCGGGGAATCCGGCAGGTTTTGCACAACAAAATCAAAGGTGTTCGTCGTCACATTGCTGATTGCCCAAGTGCCATTGTAGGCATCCTGCACCGCGCCGCTGATGGTGATGAATTGCCCGGCCTTGTAGCCATGCTTGGCCACCGTGGCGCGGGCGGTATTGGCCGCCAGATTCGGGCGGATCAGCGAAGTCACCGGCTTGTCGTCGCCCATGAGTGGCACGGCCAAGTAGAAACGGTTGTCGTAATACGCCGCACAGGATTTTGTTATGGCGTTGGTGTTGATCCGGGCGATCTGGTCGCTGATCTCGTCCGAGAGCGGTTTGGTATTGCCGCGCAATTTGAGGTCAAACTGGCTATCTAGCCGAAAAACTCCCCGGTCGCTGAGGAAAAATACCGCCGTGCCTGCGGTCACTACCGACCGGCGGGCCGCGCAGCCGACTTCGTTGGTGAGCAGCGTGAGCGAGCTGTTGACCGGATCGATGTTGCCCGAAACATCTAAGGCAGCGGTCGCCAGGTAAATTGAGTTGCGGCAGAAAATAAGAAGCTGCTGCTCGGCGAATGGGTGGATCGCCACGATGTAATCGTTCGACCCCGCATTGGCTCGAAAGGTCTTGAGGATGGCGTCGTAGGTCTCGCCATCGAAAACATCCGAAACCAAAATCTCGTCGCGGCCACGCGCCACCACCACTTGGTTGTTAAAATAGGCCGCAATCGCCGTGGAAGGCATGCCGATAAATGAAAGCGAATTGAGCGAGGCCAGCGTGCCGATGTTAACGCGGGTAAAATTCGTATCTGGGTCGCCATCCCACACCAACGAAGGCTGCACGCGCTGGCTGAACATCGCTCCAGCCGCCAAGGCAAAAGTGGTGCCCGGCACCGAGTAGGTAAAGGTGGTCGTGCTGGGCACCGAGCGGATGATGAACTCGCCATTGTAAGCCTCGGAGGTCGTGACGCCCTCCGGCAATGTGGCCGGATCCACCACGCCGCTCATTCGCACCGCCTCGTTGACCTTGTAGCCATGCGGCGCAGCGCTGGTGGCCGTGGCCACTCCACGCACCACGGCGGTCCAGGTCGTGCTGTTTGTGCTGAGGAGAATGGTGCCAGCAGAGCCTGCGGCAGCCAGGTTGGTGGAGGCACTGCCTCGCACGCCATAGAGGTCGCCCGTTGTGTTGGAGGTGAGAGCCACCCATGTGGTGCCATCGGTCGAGCGCAGCAACCGGCCGCCATTGCCAGCCGCAAAAATGTTAGTCGTGCCAGAGCCCCATACGGCGTTGAGCGTGTCGGTCACTCCGCTTGTCAGCGAAGTCCATGCCGTGCCATTGGTCGAACGCACGATGCGCCCCGACGCGCCGACCGCGTAGATGTTGGTTGTGCTTGTGCCCCACACCGCATTGAGCGCATCTGTCGTTGTGCTGGTCTGCGCGGTCCAGTTGGTGCCATTCCAGCGAATGATTTTTCCAGCGTCGCCCACGGCGTAGACATTGTTGGCCGCTGTGCCCCACAGTCCGCGCAGAGTTTCGGTGGTGCCACTTGTTTGAGGAGACCAGGAGATGCCGTTGTATAAAAGGACCGTTCCGTTCGCTCCCACGGCCACCAAGTGCGAGGCGCTTGTGCCCCATACCGCCAGGAGGTTTTCTGTCGTGTCGCTGGTCTGCGCAGTCCAAGACGCGCCGTTCCATATCAAGATCGTCCCGTTGTTTCCGACTGCCCAGGCATTGGTGGCGTTGGCCGCCCAGATGGCATTGATACCCTCGTCGGTTCCGGTCACTTGCGCCGCCCAGATTTTGCCATTGTAGGAAAGAATCGTCCCGAGGTCGCCCACCGCAATCATGCTGGTGGTGCTGAAAAGCCAGATGTCGCGCAGGGTATTCAGCGTGCCGCCGGTCTGCGTGATGCCGCTGATGCGAATCTTTGGCTCTGCCCGGTCGCGCAAGATGTAGAGTTTGTCGAAGGCTTGAAGGATCGAGACATCATCTGTTGAAAGAATGGTGTCTGTGGTTGGGTAGCTTTTGGAAATGACACTGCCATTTTGTTTCCACAGAAAGGCAGAGCTTGGCCCAGCCAGGACGATGTATTCACTGGCATTGTCCAGACGCGGCGAGGAGTAAAGGCCGCTGGCAAAGATGCCGCCATCATAGACTTGCTTGATGATAGGCCCCTTGTTGGCAAAGATCGAACCGCCGGCATTTACTCCAGGGTCCGCAGGCAATGTAAATTGGAACGAGGTGGCGGTGACATTGGTGATATACCAATCGCCGTTGTAATCGTCGGGAGTCGCGCCTCGGATGTTGAGGAGATCATTGGCCGCGTAGCCATGCCCAGAGGCAATGGTGGCGGTGGCTGTCGTGCCACTGCGGGTGATTGTGATGGATCGGTCTGCGGCAAGAGTCATCGATACTCCCGTGGAGCGGACAAACTGAAAATCTCCCGGCAGCGAGATTTCATTAGCTACCCGCTTTGCGCCTTTGCGTGTCTGGGCTACGCCTCGGTCGAGGCGCATGTTTTCGACATACTGGACCATGCCCGGCTGGAGTTGCAGCGGGTTGAGGCGGGAGGCCATGCCGAGGAATCCGGCGTCGCCTTCGACTATGGTCTGATCGTCTGGCATCTACTTTCTATTGTGCGGATGCTTGTCAAGTAGGCTGCGGATCGCTGCTACGCTCAGGCGCATGCGGTTGTTTGTGCTAAACAGATCCTTGATCGCGCTGGCGGTTTTGTGCGGGTTCGCAAGGATTTTTTGGCGAACCTTGGGCAGGAGATCGTCAGGGATGCCGGGGATGGAGTCTGGGGTTTTGTCAGAAACTTGTGGGCTTTTTTCCGACAACTTGGCAGAGGATTTGGCGGGCTTGGGGGTGCCGGGCTCGATGATGCGGTAGCAGGTGACTTGCACGGGGCGCATGGTGGCGGCGTCCCAATCGCTGAACTTTTTGGTCTCGATGTCGCGGGCTTCGATGGCGTCGCGCAGGAGGTCGTGGACATTGCGCTCGGGGCAACCGAGTTGGCGGGCGGCTTGCTGGCGGGTGAGCCATCCTTGGTTTGCGGGGATGCCGTATTTGAGGGCTTTGTGCTTGAGGGCGATGGCGGCGAGTTTGTTCATGCGGACTTAGGTTTGAGGAGGAGGCTGGCGTAGCTGGTGCCTTCGTTGATGGTGACATTCACCATTTGGAAGTTGCCGGTCTTTTTGCTGATGAAGCGGACGAGGTAGCCGTGCGTCCACTCGGTGGGGCGTGTATTTGCGTAGAGGGGCTGGCGTTTGCACAGGCAGCCGGGGTTCCATGCGCTAATGAGTCCAACGCCGGGGAGGTGCATGGGCTTGTAGGCGGCGCGGTGCGTGTCAAAGAAAACGATGTTTGCAGCGGCCTTGGCCATGGCTTGCCCGGCGGCGTCGCGGGCGTTGCTGATTTTGTGAACGAAAAACGCCTTGTCGATTTTGACCCAGCCTGGCGTGTCGCAATCGCCGTGGGTTTTGCCCTGGTGATAATAGCGGATGCCTCGGTCTTTGAGCCTCAACACATGCTCGGGGCAGAAGGTGCGGCGGAGGAGGTCGGTATCCTTGTGGTGCGCGAGGCGTTGGGTGAGCGCCCATCTCTCGACGCGCCATTCGTGGTTTCCCTCGATGTAGTGGCATTCGGAGGGCGAGGCGGCGGCGAGGATTTGGTCGAGGAGGCTGTTGGCGACGGCGATGTCGTCCTCGTAGGAATCCTCGGTCTCGGCGACATAGCCGAGCGTGTGGTGCTCGGCGAGGAAGCCGCCGCAGTCGATGTAATCGCCGCCGATGATGAGGCGGTCGGGATTAAGGGATTTGAGATCGCCGAGGAAAGCAGCCATCGCGGCGGGGTCGTGCTTGTTGCCGTGGACATCTGAAAAAATCACCTCAACGATGTCTCCGGTCCCGGCCTTGGAGATGCGCGGAGCAACCTTGCGCGGCGGCTTCGTGAAGCGGGAACGCTCAAGAGCCTTGACGGTCTCGGCGTGTGCGCGGCGCTCGGCCTCAAGTTGTGCTCGCGCTTGCGCAGCCTCGTTTTGCGCGGCGGTGACTTGGCTGGCGTGAACGATGTTTTGCAGTTTGTTGGTCTTCATACTTCCTCCTCCTCTTCTTCGTCGTCTTCCATCGGGAACAATATGTCGCTGGTCCGCTCGGCGAGCTTTTCGACCGCGTATTCGTTCCCGAATTTAAAATCCATGTGGAATGTCTCGCCGCCCTCTTCCCAACTCACCACTGCGAGACCGACATCGAATTGCTCGACGAGTTCCTTGCGGATGCGCTCCAGCACGGCTTTGCGGGTGGCGGGCTTGCGTTTGGCGCTCATGCTTCCTCCTCGACGAGCAGGTAAGGGATTGTCTTCTGCCCGGCGCGGTCCATTTCGGAATAGACCAGGGAAATGAAAGACTCCCACTGGCTGGGGTAGATCGTCTGACAGCCTTCGCTGCTGGTGGTGCGGAAGCCGCCTTTGTGGATGTTGATGGCGATGCCCATGCTGTCGCCTTGGCCGTCACGGGTCACGGGGAGTTCTTCGGCGGGGTTTGCGGGGCGGAGGGCGGGGTAGCCGCCGCCGGGCTTACTGAGGCCATGCTTGCCCTTGCGGTAGCGATGCACGCCAGGCTTTAGAACAGCGATGCCTTGGCGCTTCACGCTCGGATCGGTGTTGGCGTTGAAGGTGGCGTAGGCGTTTGGCGAGACAAGGAAAATGGCGTCGTCGTAAATGCCTCGGTCGTTCTCGCCTGGGACTCCCATGCTATCGCGGTAGTAGCCTCGAATGCCCACAAGCGCCACGGCATCATCGACGCGGGCCTTGGTGAGCAGGGCTTGCGTCTTGGACTTGGCTTGTTGCGGACGGCTCGGGGGGAGCATCGGGAGGATTAAAATTTATGGGTCATTTTGAGGAAGTCGGCTTTGGCAGCTCCGGCAGCGTGTAGCTGAATTGCCCGTAGTCCGTCTGGAGCGAGATGCCCAGCGTGCTGCATCCACCGAGGAGCAGGAGGGCTCCTACGGCGAAGGCGGTGGCGACGAGGCCGGTAACGATCTGGGCGGGGTGGATCATTTGGATTCCTTGCGGAACACTTCGTAGAGGCCAACGAGGGAGATCAGAATTGTCGAGGCATGGCCAAACAAGGCGGGGTCGATGACGAGGCCGAAGGCGCTGAGTAGTGCGGCGAGGCCAGCGTAGGTGGATTTTTCTTTGAGGCGGGCGAGGATGTTATTCATGGGGGTGCTTTTTGTTTCTGAGGATGGCATAGAGGGAGGCGAGGCCGACGGCACAGCCGATGAGCAAGGACGCGATACGAAGCCACGCCTCAAGCTCGGGGAGCATGGAAAGCGTGATGCCGCTCGCCGTAGCAAGCAGGCCGGTGAACGAGGCGGTGGCTTGGTGAGTGTCCATTAGCTGAGGGCGGCTGCGAGTTGAGCGCCAGTAATTGCTACCGTGCTTTGTTGCTTTGCGCGTTCACCGATGGAGTCTGCCACCGTCAATTCATTTGCCGGTTTGGACCAGACGGCGGTGGCGTTCTGCGCGGCTGTAGGAATGTCTCCGGTCGCTGCTGGTGAGGCAGGGAGCAGGTCCGTTTTTGCTTTCACTGCGGCGAGCTGGGTGCTGTTGCTGTCGATTTCAGCGCGGATTGAAGCGGCGCTTGGCACGGTTGGCGCGTTGGTCAAAGTATCGACCGTGCCGCCAGTGATCGTGCGGGTGGCGTGGCTCCAGATGTCGCTCGGCGTGACCGAGGCTGGTGCGTTGGTGAGGTTGGTCACCGTCGCAAGCGTGCCGCTTGGCGCGAGCCTGCTTGATATGGAGGCATCAAGACGCCCAAGCTCGGTGGCGAGTTCCGTTCTCACAGCCGAGGCGATTTGCGCGGCGGTCTGGAAAGGAAGAGTGCCGACCGTGTTGTCCACGGGCGTGCCCGCCGCAACCTGCGCCGGGTCCGGGACAACACAAGTTCCGCTGACGACTCCTCCGATGCCATAGGTGATTCCGCTGCGCACATTGCTGGCGGCTGGGAAATTTGTCGCGTTGTCGGGGGTGACGAGGTTGCGCTTTTGCAGGAGCGTCTGCGTGCCGACTTCGATGTAAGTCTGGTTGTTCAGTGCCGAAGCCCAGCGCCATGCGACGCAGGCGATGGGGTTGACGCCAAAAGTGGGCGAGATGAGGAATGGGCCGGTGAGGAGCGTGACTTGCTGGGCGCTGGTTCCGCCGACGCCTGCGACAAATTCGCTGGCTTGGATCACGCCATTGATGAGCATGGTGCCGGTGGAGTTGTTGTTTGCGCCTACCGCTCCACTGCCTCCAATGCAGTTGCCGGTGATGTTCAGCGTGCCGGTGGAGCTGTTGTTTACGCCAACCGCTCCAGTGCCTCCAGTGCAGGTGCCGGTGATGTTCAGCGTGCCGGTGGAGCCGTTGTGTGCCCCAACCGATCCAGTTAGGCCAGCGAATGCAGAGCCTCCAGTGCAGGTGCCAGTGATGTTGAGAGTGCCGGTGGAGCTGTTGTGTGCGGCTCTTGCGTTAACTCCCGTGCAGTTTCCTACAATATTTGCGAAATTGCCTGCTGTGCCCGCAAACGATACTAAAGATGTCGAGCCAGATATGCAATTTGCCGTGAGCGTCACGCCATTGGAAAGCGTGAATGACCCGCCTGCGGTGGCTCCGCCAAATGTGTCATTACGCACCTCGCCAGTCGCGCCGAGGTCGGTCGAGACATTGACCGTGATGGCGAACGAATTGGCCATGAGGACATCGCCAGCGGCGAATGTGACAGCCGATGCCGTTCCGGCGGGAGCGGTCGCCCAGACATCGGCGGCGTTAATGTTTCCTGCCTTGCGGGCGTAGTAGGTTGGCATGGTTTAGAGTCCTTTCGATTGGATGTAGGCTTGGAGGGCAGCTTGGATCGCGCCGATGGCGGTTTGCTCTTCGGTGCTGGCTTGGGAGAGCGAGCCGAGGACGACGGCCTTGCGGTGTTCCATGCCTGCTTGCTCGACCACACCGTCTTCGACGCGGGTCGGGATGAGCGACATGGCGACATTTGCATCGGGCTGGCCTTCGGGCTTGTAGAAGCCGGTGATGGCGAGGTTGAGGCTGTATTTGTCGAACGATTTGCCGTCGATTTGGAGTGGTGTGGATGCTGTCATGGTGTTTGGATTTTTGAGGTTTAGGAAAATTGGAGTTGGGTTTTGTTCGACCACGCGCCGGTGGCGGATTGCTCCGAGACGACATCGCCGGCGGAGTTGGTGCTGATTTTGTAAATTGTCCAGGCGGTGGAGTCTTCTGGTTCGCCGGTTGCGGGGTAGTCGTCCCACTCAAGGCGTCCGATGTAGAGGTTCGCTCCGTCTACGGCGTGGACGAGGATGGCGGGGATTTCGTTGCGCGGGGGAGAGGTGAGTTGGAGGACGGCTCCGGTCTGCGGGTGGCGTCCATAAATTTTAATGTCTGCGTAGTTAATGCAGACTTCGCCGAGCGAAAGATCCGCAGTGCCGGGGATACGGTTCGGCACTACGGACTTTTTAGGCTTTATCGGAACTGGCATGAGTATGGACTCGGAAGAAATTGAAAGGCCGGTCGTCATGAATGGTCACGAGTGGACCGGCCCTGTGGGCCGTTTGCTTTAGAACGAGCCGCCGTCGATCTCGGTCTCGAGAACGAGGATGCGGGCGCTTAAAGCGTTGTCGTCTGAGAGGCGTGTGCTTGCCTCCGAGCTGATGGCGGACTGGCGGGCGCTGGTCTCTGCGCTGATCGCTGCTGCGCGGGCTGTGGACTCGGCGCTGATCGCGGAGGCGTTTGAGGTGATGCTGCTCTCGGCGCTGGTGACGCGGCTATTGAGAGCCGATGCGGCTGTCTCGATGTCCGAGATGTCGGAAGCGAGAACGGCCTCGGCTGCGGTGGCGCGGTTTACCTCGTTTGTGAGGTTTGTGGATGCGCTGGATGCGAGGCTGGTGATTGCTCCGTTGAGCGAGGAGTCTGCGGCTTGGAAGGCGCTCACAACTTCCGTCAGCGAATCAAGCGATCCTGCCGTGGTGTTGGAAAGCACATTGTCTATCCTTGTGCCGAGGGCTGCTTCGGCGTTTTGCGCACGGGTGATCTCGTTCGAGAGATTCGTGGAAATCGTGCTTTCTGCGCCCTGCGCCCGTGTGACCTCGCTGGCGAGGTTTGTGGTGAGGGTGTTATCCGCTGCGATGCGTGCGGCTTGCTCTGTGGCGACGATGCCGTCTGCGTAGCTGCTCGAGGCGTTGCCGCCGATGCCAACGATTTGTGTGGCGTTGCCTTGGGCGTCGGCACCTTTACCGTAGTAAAGGATTCCATCAACTTCGTTGAAGGCGAGTTCGGCTGATTTGAGAACTCCGGGTGCTCCGGCGGAACCGGATTGGCGGCGGCGAATGCGAATTGGGACAGACATGATTTTTTTGTGGTGTGGTGGTTGTGGTTGCGGTGTCCGGTGGTCGGACGGGCGTTATTTTGCCGCTCGAAAAAATCGTGTCTTCTGCGGGGCGTTCCTTGCGATTTTCACCACGCAGAGCGCGGAGGGGGAGAGTGACCGGCGTAGAGGCGGTGAGCGGTTTAAGGGAGGCACAGCACGCCTTCCCCCGCTTGCGCCGGTCAAAATGGTGGCCGGGTTAACTCGGCATTATTGGGAAGGGCGTTTAAAAGCGCACCGCCTGAGCCGCCGACCATATAAATTAAAACCCTACGCCCAAGCGTCCTTGGGCCTCATCTGTCGGTTCAGATTGTCAGTTGCGCATGGCAAGCCAGCCAGATGGCGTGACGGGTAGTTTTAGAAGAACCCTGCGTCGATCTCGCTGGTGGATACGGCCCCGGCGACATAGTTGGCAGTTTCGCGGGTGTCCCAGACTGCGTTTGCAGCTACGCCTCGGCTCACGAGTTCGCCGCTGGGCGTGAATACGCTGCGGGTGATTGTCCACGCCGATTGATCCGTGCCGGTGCCTGCGGAGGCGCGTCCGATCCAGTGCGTGAGGTGGTCGTCGGAGACATCCGAGATGAAGGAGAGGGAGCCGTAAACGAAGGCGGGGCCGCGCTCGCCTGCATCTCCCTTCGGGCCGGGGGCTGGTGACGGGATGCCGAAATTGAGAACGGCGTTTTCCTGCGTTCCAACATTGGCAATCGTAGGCGTTGCGCCTGCGGGCAGCATGAAGACCGTGCCGACTGCGATGGTGGAGGAAAGGCCGCGAGGGAGGGCGAAATTCAAGACGGCATTTTGTGGCGTGCCGACATTTGAGACGGTGGCGGGTTGGTTCCC